ATCCGTACACTTATGGACAAAGAGTTCTATGATAATCACAAGGGTATCCGTTGCCCTGATAAGATATTCACTAAAGATGTACGTAAGATCAAGCAGACGCTAGACTATGCTATGGATACGTATGAGAAGACACTTACTCCATCGGAACTAGAGGCTCTCTTCTACGCTGGCAACAACAGCATGACTACAGCTAACAAGGAAGCGTACCGTGATCTGTTTCACAAGATTGCTAGAGAGAACCCACTCAACAAAGAGATCGCTGATGACGTACTGTCTAAGTTATTCCAACAGGTAGTTGGTGAAGAGATTGCTAACCTTGGCTTTGACTATGTTAACGGTAGCAAGAACACACTTGAACCCTTGCGTAACTTATTACGTGACTATCAGGATGACTTCATGCCTAACCTCAAAGTAGATTGGGATGACATCAGCATTGAGACACTACTAGAAGCTAACGACATTCAGTCACAGTGGAAGTGGAACATACCATCCCTACGCCGTAGAGTAGAGGGTATCAGTGGCGGTCACTTGGTTGTTGTAGGTGCACGTCCCAACACAGGTAAGACTAGCTTCCACGCTAGCACTATCGCTGCACCAGATGGTTTCGCACACCAAGGCGCTAAGTGTATGATACTCTGTAACGAGGAAAGCTATGAGCGTGTGGGTGCACGTTACCTTAGTGCCGCTACCAGTATGAGCATGGATGAAGTTAAGAACAACATGCCTGTCGCTGCGTTACGCTACAAGCCTGTCAAAGAGAACATCTTTATCAAGGATAGCACAGGTAAAGATATGTCATGGGTAGAGGCTATCGTTAAAGCATACGAGCCTGACATTGTAGTGTTAGACATGGGTGATAAGTTTGCAGCTAAGACTAGTGACAAGTCTGATGTCTATCTCAAAGAGGCAGCTATCCATGCACGTAACATTGCTAAGCAATACAAGTGTGCTATCATCTGGATGTCACAGCTATCTGCTGTAGCTGAAGGTATGGTACGTGTAGATCAGTCAATGCTAGAAGGATCGAAGACAGGCAAGGCAGCAGAGGCTGACCTAATGGTACTGATCAGTAAGAACAAACCTGTTGAAGGTCAGGATGACGAAGAGGGTAACCAACGTCACCTCAACATCGCTAAGAATAAACTCAAGGGTGGATGGCATGGTGTAGTACATTGTGAGTTAGACGGTGAACGGAGTCAGTACCTTGCGTAATGTATTAGATGTAGAGAACACGACAACTAAACGTGATGGCAAGACTATCATGGACCCGTTTGAGCCAGGCAACACATTGACACAGGTAGGTGTGCTTGATGTAGACAACTGGAAGAACGAGAACATCATTACGCTTGACCATGTAGAGTACAAGGATACTAGTGGCAACGGTAGAGCCGTGCTTCAATCTATCCTAGACATGACTACTCTACTGATCATGCACAACGCACAGCATGACTTGATGTGGCTATGGGAATGTGGCTACAAGTATGACGGGCCTATCTATGACACGATGCTAGCAGAGTACTTGCTTGTACGTGGTCAGAAGATACCTGTAGGTTTAGAAGCATGTGCTGAACGCAGACAGCTAGACTTCCAGAAGGATGACACGCTTAAGCGTTACTTTAAGGAAGGATACAACACAAATGAAATACCTCTCAACGAGCTTAGTTTTTATCTCAGGCATGATCTGCTCACAACTCGTGAGTTGTTCCTCAGTCAAGAACATGACTACGCCCAGCCAGAATCCCTATCCCTTCTCCCAGTCAGAGAAGTCACCTTTAATACCTGCAAAACCCTCACAAGAATGTACATGTCAGGATTCTGTGTGGATAACACCGCCCTTGAGGTAGTACGCAATGAGTTTCAAAAAGAAAAAGCACAGATCGAAGAACGTCTTCAGCAACAAGTCAGGGAACTCATGGGCGATACGCCTATCAATCTCAACTCTCCAGAGCAAATGTCCCAAGTTGTATTCTCAGTTGCGATCAATAACAAAAAAGAATGGGTTGCGCTCTTCGACTATGTGGAAACACAAGAAGAGTTTAAAGCGGCGGTTAAAGCTAACACGACTCCGCTACTCCGTACCAAGGCTTTCACCTGCCCGACATGCAATGGGGAAGGTAAAACGTACAAAGTAAAGAAGGATGGTACACGCTTCAAGAAACCTAACAACTGTAAGGATTGTGATGCACGTGGCTACCAACTAAAGAAGATCAACAAGATGGCAGGGCTGTGCTTTGCTGCACCAAGTAAGAAGTGGGTATCAGCTAATGGATTCAGTACAAGCAAAGACAACTTGGATGTACTCATTGCAACTGCTAAGAACAACGGGATGGATAGTGCTGTGGACTTTCTTACTGATGTTAAAAGGTTATCTGCTATTTCTAGTTACCTTAGTAGCTTTGTTGATGGTATCGACATTTATAGAAAGCCAACCACAGGGATGCTACACGTGGGACTCACTCAGCACATCACAAGTACAGGTAGATTTTCTGGACGAAATCCCAACATGCAAAACATGCCAAGAGGTGGAACCTTCCCAGTGAAACGTGTCTTCGTGTCAAGGTGGAGCGGCGGCAAGATTTGTGAGGCCGACTTTGCCCAGCTTGAGTTTCGCACGGCTGCGTTTCTTGCACAAGATGAAGTAGCTATGGAAGAGATTGCTACAGGGTTTGACGTACACAGTTACACAGCAAAGGTTATCACTGATGCAGGTGAACCTACGTCACGCCAGGAAGCCAAGGCCCACACCTTTGCCCCACTCTTCGGCGCTACTGGGTACGGTAGATCAAAAGCTGTGGCTGCATACTACGAACACTTCACAGAGAAGTATCAGGGTGTGGCTAAGTGGCACAAGAAGTTAGCTGATGAAGCAATGCGGTTCATGAAGATCACTAACGTCAGCGGAAGACAGTACGCTTTCCCTGATGTGACAAGACGTAGCAACGGTAGCGTGACACACTTCACGATGATCAAGAACTATCCAGTACAGGGCTTTGCTACAGGTGATGTTGTACCTGTTGTACTGTGTGAGATAGAACGTAGACTGATGGACATGCAGTCCTGCTTGGTTAACTCTGTACACGATTCAGTGGTGATTGACGTACACCCAGACGAGACTGAAGAAGTAATACAAACTATTACGGATATGAACGAAGACTTAAACTCTTTAGTTGAAAAGGCTTACGGTGTTACCATGAATGTGCCTCTATTATTAGAAGCAAAACTTGGTGATAATTGGCTTGACATGGCTGACGTTTAGAGTATAACTAAGCATCTTTTAACTTTACGAAAAGGAAGTAAGTATGAGTACAGAACTATCAATCGCAAACGATCTTGGTATGTCTTTGGCAGAAGCCATTGGTGTAACATCATCAGGTGGTGAGACAAAGAGTGTGTCGATGCCACGAGTTAACCTGATCCACAACGGCATCATGGGTAACATCGAAGTCAATGGCAAGTCAGTCAAGACTGAGGTAGTACCTACAGGTGCATACAAGATCACACGTGCTGATGATAACGTAGTGTATAGCGTTAACCCTAGCATCCGTATCTTTGCTGTACGTCAACAGTGGAGTAAGTGGGACTCTAGTGCAGAGGTTATGATGAAAACGGTCATGAGTACTGACCTAAAGGGTGACCTTAAGGATAACATGGGTGGCTTTAACTTGGGTAGGCCAACAGGTTATATTGAAGATTGGGAATCAGTTCCTGAGAAAACAAAGAACCTGATCCGTAGCATTAAGCGTAAGAAGATTGTCTTTGGTATGCTGACAGCTAACGATTGTATTGACGAAGCAGGTAACCCTGTTGATGCTATCACTGATCCTATTCCATTTGTGTATGAGGTTCCACCATCAAGCACTAAGTCACTAGACGGTGCGCTGGGTTCACTGACACGTAAGAATATCTTGCCTATCCAGTACACGTTCAGCCTGGCTGCAACTGAAGCTAAGATGCCTAATGGTAACGACTATGCTATCATGAAGCTTAACGCAGGTGAGAAGGTAGACATTACCCCTGAAGATCAGGACACACTGAAGAACTTCATGGAGTACATCGAATACCAGAACTCTTACATCTTGCAGCAGTGGGAAGAGAAGAACCAAGAGACTATCTCTGAAGATGATGCATCTATTGTGGCAGAGTTTGTCAACGTAGAAGAGGCAGACTAATGAACCACCCTGCTGAACTAGCTGTCTACGATTACCTAGCTCGTGCTAGTAAAGGTGAGACAGACATGGCTGAAGACATCCGTAAGCAAGTAGCTGCTGATGTCGAGGCTGCACTAGAGAAACAGTTCAGCAGCG